TATTGCGTGATTTCCACGTATCTAGATTGCTCTAGATCATATGTTACAGACCAAATGAAAGACTTCGTATCTTGAAAGCTGCATTGTCCTAGGTTCTTAGTGTATGCAATTGGTTTCTTTTTAATGCCTTGCATTTCATAATAGTCTCCCATCTGCTCTACTGTAGCCCAGGCCTTCCAGTCAGATGAAACCACTATCTCAGCTCCTGTTAAATCAAGAATATCGTTTAGAGTCTCTACTGCTTTCTTGTCGAAGTTATCAAATCTATACTCAAGAGGAATTTCTTTGAGCGACATAGATAACTTTCTGCCTCCCCACTTAGCCTGTTTCTTCATTCTTGATCCCCAGTTATTACTGAGACAGAGGACTCCGTCGTGATCCAAAAATATTATCTTCATTTCAAGATACTCTTTTATTTTCTAACTGAGATGTAAATTTCCTTATACCAGCCAAAGGTCTCATCTTCAAATTCCTGATCGGGTTTAAATTCGGAGAGATCTAAATTAATTTCCTCAAAGCAGCTCTCATTCGGAAATCTAACCCAAGATTTATTATTTGCTTCCCCCGCAGCACTCATGGGTCTTATCTTTATCGTAAGCCGCACACTTCTGATGCTTAGATACGCAGGAGGTTAAAATGCCTATTAGTAATACCAAGGCTAAACCTGTCACAATTGCGAAAGTTACTTTTTCTATTCTTTTCATAATTTTTTACTATATCTATCCTAGAGACTAATAGAGCAGTCCAAAATATAGAACTCTCTATTCGGATCCTGTGGACCGTTCTCACTGTACCATTCCTTCTCTATTGATTGCTTTACCCACTTAGACATTTCTTCACCCTCGCATTGTGCTATTAATATATCCTGAGAGGTAAGTCCCGTATCCGGATCTATGTCTCTAAATCTTATCTGAAATTTATTCATGTGTATTATACATTGATCAATAAAGATGTTTCTTAAATATCTAAACTATCGTCAACATGTGTCGCTATGTGTTTATCCCACCATTTGACAAATACCGAATTAGGCCGTTTGACTCTAATCCACTCGCCCAGTATAATTATTCCAATGCAGATGATGACCAAAGCCATACAGACCATGAAGAAAGCTATTATTTTCATATCTCAAAAATATTAATTTTTATTTAATTTAACACCCTTTATTTTATAGGCTTTATCTCCTACTTTGGATTTTGCGTTTTTTTCCATTTGTTATCTGAATCTAAAATAAATGTTCCTATGTGGGTCTTATTCCATTCACTTGGATCGATAATAGATAGAAATGTCTCCCCGTTTTCTCTAATGTATAGATAATATCTCTCACCTGGTATTGGCTGAAATGAGTAGCTTGATGAATAGACTATTTTATTCCATTCTAACTCTTCCTGTAACTTCTTATACTCATCCAATAGCTCATCGAATTTCTTCTTATAGTAGGAATTGGCCTTGAGTATCTTCTCGTTTTTCCACGAAGAGATATCCTCCGGTATTATGGCAGGAGCACCAACGTTGCTTCCGTAGGCCAGCTTGCTTGGATAGAATCCTCTATCCTCGCTCCATACCACATTATCCGGATATTTCTTCTTGTCTTCCAATTAGTTTAATTGCCCTATGCCCTTTAGATATTCCATATAGTTCCTCTGAGTAGTCATGTTGGCTAGGTTCTGATTAACCTCCATGATGTACCTCTCTGTGGACATTCTATTTCTTTTAAATCTTTTTGTTAGGTATTCGATGTTCCGAATAGCCTCATGGGTCTTCACATAATTGAAGGTACCCGCTTCTTTTTTCCCGTTCATTATTGATATTATTAGTAACTCCAGTATTTGTTTTGAATTGCTCTTATCTCCTCTATGCCTTCCATTATCTTCTTGAATGGACCTTCTAGCTCTGTGTTGTCACCGTAGAAGATATGACCTGATTCTTCAATCGAATAATAGAAATCTATGATCTCCTCCATTTCTTCTTTTCTTAGATCCTTAATGTCTGGCATTTTATTCTATGATTTTAATTTCAGATTCTGTTTCTATTACAACCCTAGCTCCACATCCCAGTAGTGCTTTAGTGTCGCAACCTGAACCACTGTAAATTATTTTACTAGGACCAAGAATCTCGACAGCATTGCAGTAAGTGTTAGTTCTGCCCTGCTTTATTGTGATCACCGGTAAATCAGTACCCTTTGTCTTATTGGATCTGATATTGTGCTGGTTGACGTGGATCTTAGTCGTTGGAGATTTCTTTGCCATGGTGTGATTTTTTTTAATCAGTTACGTAATTCAAATCGTATTTCTTTGCAACTGTCATAAACTTCTCCTTAACAAAGTCGTCTATTGATTTGTAATCCCCACTATCCATGGCCATTTCCCACCACCAACCTCTAATCTGGTCCAATTCTGATATGTCATTGATAAATGGATAACGTAAATCATTATTGTGCAAGTCAATCAACATCATTGAGTAATTTTCAATGTTAGTTCCCGCGCTTAAATCGTCTTTATAGACCTCGCACTCTATAATTGTGTGGTTGATTTTGTTTCTTAAAAAGTGTACCATATTAATAAATTATTTTTTAATTAGATAAAGGTGCTTTAATTGCTGGGTGGGATTGGTAGTTTTCTAATTTATAAACTAATTCAACAGGGTCTAAACTACTATGTTCAATCTTCAATGTTGGTAGTGGATATGGTTTTCTTGTATGCCCAACCATTATTTGTTTTTTAATGCCTTCATTCATAGGGCCGTTAGGGTATAACATTGGTGATTCTTCAAATATAGGTTGTCCAATCTGTTCCTTGGCTTGTTCAATATGGTTGTTATACAAATGAGTGTCACCTAAGTTACCAATCAATTCATCAGGAACCATATTAACTTCCTTAGCAATGATTTCAAGTAGCAATCCATAACTAGCAATGTTGAATGGTAAACCTAAGAATGTATCTACTGAACGTTGATTCCACATTAAAGAGATTGCTCTGGTTGGGATATTATATTTAATATAATCTTCTTCTGATATTGCAGTCATTTTGCTTTTCTGTGCTGCACATAAATCATATCTCTCATCTTCACTCAACTCTCTTGTATAAACTTGAAATCCATAATGACAAGGTGGAAGAACCATTTGGTCTAATTCTCCTACATTCCAAGCATTAACCATTAATCGTCTTGAGTCTGGATTTGTTTTAAGGTTGTTGATTAAGTTTTCGATTTGATCTGTGCCTTCTTTTTGTGTAAAGAATGTTTTCCAATTTCTCCATTGTTTACCATACACAGGACCTAATTCACCTATTCTCCAACCATTTGCATCAACTCGGCTTTCTTCACCATTCTTTATCATTTCAATAAATCTTTCTTTGGTTGCTGGCTCTAATCCATTACCAACTCGTTTAAGATATCCTTGATAAGCATCACCATCCCAAATATGACAATCGTTATCAACAAGGTATTTGATGTTTGTATCACCTCTTAAAAACCAAAGAAGCTCAGTCACTACTCCCTTAAAATAGATTTTTTTTGTGGTCAAAGCAGGAAATCCATCTTTCATATTATGACGGATTTGTCTACCGAATACTGATAGGGTACCAGTACCTGTTCTGTCTTTCTTTTCTACTCCATTATCAAGAATGTCTTGAAGGAGTGCTGTGTATTGTTTATCTAGGCTGTTCATACTCCGTCTTCGAATGTGTAGTTTTGATCTGGTTCTGATTTATATTCTATCCCCTTATTTTCTCCCCTGTAATGTAGGTTATAATATTTCTCTCCGTCACTTATAAACCAATTTTGTATTCCGTCTATTACATCACGGTTATATGCTTTTACTATCATGTCACGCTCTGCTTTTAATAAAGTTTCCATGTTTCGAGACACCCAATAGTGAAATTCACTTTCACTCATTAGGTAGTAGTTATCTTTGAGTTGTTGTATCGGTGTTTTCATAATCATATGTTACCTTAATTCAAGTTCACATTATTGTACTCGTATGTGATTACTGTCCTGTCGTTAATCGATGTTTCGATTATATGTGTCGGAGTAGTTGGTTTAGCAATCTCCTCTACGATATAGAGGTTTTCTAATTCGACGTTGGTGTTTCGCATCACCCATTGCACCTGCTCGTCCCAGGTTAGTTCTCTTCTTTGCATAAGTTTTAATTTACCAGCTTGAGCTATGAGGAACCACCCATCTTGAGCAGTTCTGTTCCAATCTATTAATGTGTCTATAGTTATTGATGTAACCCATCATATTAGCAGATCCAATTGCATTTGCTGAGTGAATCATCACGGTACAAACAGGAGCACCGTCCATCCACTTCTCAACCAACCATTTGGTGCAATCCATCCCGGTCTTCTCCGTTATGTTGTCGTAGTCCAATTTGAAGTTGTGGTAGACATTGGTGTGCCACTCTTTCATGGCACTATCACCAAGATCATGGTCTAGTGAGATTAAATCAATATTCTCTAAACCAATCTCGGTTACCTTCTCTACGAACTCATCGTAGCTTCTAACCACCGTCCATTCCGGAACGTCGTGAGTTGTTGGATTTGGTAGAGGGGTTCTCACGTCATCCAGGTAAATTCTAGCTTTACTCATTTTTATTATTTTCTAAATTTTTAAGATCTTGATCGAGTCTTCTGAGAAAGGACTCCTCACCGTCATCACCAGAGACCAGCCAATCTATTCTCTGTGCATAGATTTCAGCCTTTCTTATGATCTCTAATCCCTCCTTGAATTTCTCGATAACCTCATCAGGATACTTATGGTGGTAAAGGTCCTCTGGGTACTTCTCGTACCAATCGGGTCCCCTCCAGCTCTCATCTTTCAATTCCTCTTTGGTCTTCTTTCGACCGCTGTTCTCTATTATTCTCTCAATAGAATCCGCAATCTGGGATATCTCCCACTGCTTATAATCAAAAAATCCTCCGGACAAAGTACACTCCTTTTTTAAAATTTTATCTTTTATTATTTAAAACCCTAGATATATGAGGCTGCCCAACTTTATACTTAATAGCAATCTTATTTTGTGATAATCCTCTATCGTACAGCATTTTAATTTCGTCTCTCTCCATTTCAGTTAATTTAACATAGGTATGTTTAATGCTAGATAGATCAATATCCTTATCCACATAAGAATAAGTTTTACCTATATTTATATTGCTTATTATTTTTCGGACTACTCCGTACAGATCCCCAATTTCCTTATGTGTAAGGTTATTTTGAAATAATAATAATTTTATTTCTTTAACTTGATCAATCGTTAGCTTCTTTAAAGATGACTTATAATAGGCGTGTTTTTTTCCAGTGTTTATTTTTTTGTTACTTTCGCCAATTTTTTTCTTAGTTTCATCACCCATATAAACATATCCTTCTTTAGCCTTGGGTAACCTACAGTTTAATCCTCTTTTTTTATCAAGAACCTTGTATTTTGTTCCATAATACAATTCTCTTTCCAATAGTACTTCTACCTCACATTCTTCTACGATCTCAAATAGGTGTGAATCTACTCCATATTTTTTCAAGGAGTTGTATAATTTTCTTTGAGATTTACACTTTAGATTATGATATGAACGGAATCTATTACCTATATCATTAGAGGACCCTATGTATATTTTACCTAAAGGGGAAGTTATTTTATATACGCCTACCATATTATAAATTTAGATAAAATACAAAACCCCAAATGACATATCTTATATATTATTCTGAGTCTGCTCTTAATTCTATTTCTTGCCCCTGATCTCTTTTAAGATCATCCAGTGATTCGATTGTTTCGTCTGAATTGTTACCTTGCAGGTAATATTCTTTCCAATTTCCCCCTGGCTCTGGAGCATTTCCCGCTGCTTTAGCTATCTCCTCGTCTCTTGTTTTGGTAAGTACAGCAACATAGCAGTTTCCTCTCTGAGCTTCTAGAAGTTTATCCACTGTATCGGGATCCACTTTCTTGCTCTCCATTTTAAGATAGGATGACTCAATCTCGGATAGGGTACGGAAGAATCTTTTTTCCGTTTGTTTTATTCTGCCAACTATAGAGTAGGCCTCTCCCATTTCGTCTTTCCTTGGAACGCCTTGCGTGTCTAAATACATGTGCACAGACTCCAAATCTTCCTTCAATAGCTCAATCTGGTTATCCCTAATGTCCAAGTCCGATTGCTTGATTGTTGTTTTTGGTTCGATGTAGTTCTTAACCGCAGAATCAATTGCTGATGTTATAAATCTACGGGTATCGTCTGGATATTCAAAATGTTTGGTGGTTGATGCTTCAACCTCCCAGTCTCCGCTTTTAATTTTTACTGTTGTCATGGTGTTAATATTCTTTTTGGTGTTTCTTTTTCTACTTGTTGTTCTATCCTATCGTGGTTTAAACCAAGTGGCCCATCTCTTTCCAGTAGTATGTTCCATCTCTCTTCATAGGTTAGTTCTCTTGTGCAATCCTTGGCCCACCTCTCACAAAACTCATCGTTTGTTAAAGCCTCGTGGGTAAACCAGTCTTTTAATGGTATATCACCATATCCTGCAAAGTGGTCTCGGTACCTCTGGTAAGCCAATTCAACTCTATCCATATTATCCTCTATTCTTTCTTTCTTTTGGGATTCTCCTAGATCACTCCAATCATTGAAAGTCAATGAAGACCCAGGATTGTCCTTTAGAAATTGCCAATATTGTAATCTAATTGGATTCATATTATTTCGTTATACATCTTTCATCAATCTCGTTTAGGACCTGTTGGATGTAGTCGTATACAAATTCCTGATCGTAAATAACCGGTCCTTTGAATCCCTTGAGTGCATCCAGAGAAAAAGGAGTCACGTAAAGACAATTTGGATTGCTTGTTATCTCTTTACCCGTTTGGTAGGATCTACAGATAAGAGCAAAGGGCTTGTCGTAGTTGTCAATCCCCATTTTAAGAAGTGTTGTTTTTCCACTTCTTCTGTTATCTACTATCGGAGATAGCAGTTCATTCAGTATCTGCCTCTTTGTTTTTGCCATTATATTTTTTCTTTTTTGAAAAGCTCAATGAGTTCTTCGGATAAATTTTCATAATCCATATCGAACTTATCCGACATAGCCTCTAGTATATTTTTATTTCTGTAAGGGACATTGTCGGGATTTGACCACTTCCTGCTGATCTTCATATAGTTGTAGAAGAGCACGTAAGCATTAGCCTTCTTGGTGTAAAGAGCTGTATCAACAGGAAGATTCCATTTCTTAAGCATCTGAACGGATCTTTTCTCGTTATCGAGTTCTAGCTCTCTTGAGTTATTTAAAGAGACCTCTACTAATTCGTCCGGGTGATCCACACCGGATAACCACTCATCTACGACGGTCAAAGAATCAGCACTTACGTCCCATAGTTCTATCCCATCTATCCATTGAGTCATGTGGCAATATTCATGAACCATTAACTCTATGAAATCTTCTCTGCCCTGAGCAAATGCTAATGTTGCCTTTCTTAATTTCGGATCAGATCCATCGTCGAAAAAACCACCGCATTTTATATCATCTGTTAACTTGATATAAGATCTCTTGTATGGCTTGAATATAACGGAGTTCTTTTTACATTCCTCTTTAACAAAAGAGATAAATGCTTCTGTTTTTTTATCCATTATTTTTTTGAATTAAGCCCTATTTTAGGCATTTTCTTTTTGATCTTTGGTGATTCCTTCATGTCAAGAAGGGAGTTCTTAGCCTCCTCTAAATCCTTTCCCATTACCACAACGGAAACCACTAGTTCTTTCAAGTGTGAAAGCGACATACCTTCCGAGAACTCCACCCATTCATTCAGATCGATTTTCTTTAGATCCTCCTCGGAAAGCTTCTTCTTTATATAGGATTCTCTTATCTCTGCTGAGGGCATATGCACCTCGAACCTTCTGTCGAATCTGGATGGTCTATTGCTAATTCTTTCCTCTAATTTATCAGGATAGTTAGTTGTTGCTATATAGACAACGTTCTCTATTTGCTTGACACCATCAAGCACATTAAGTAGCTTAGTGGTTGAGTATCTGTCCTCGCCAGCCAAAGCATCAATGTCCTCGAGTATAACGATAAGGGGTCTCTCGGGCTCAATCTTTCTCAATGTTGATATGTTGTCGACATAGAATCGAAAATCATCTTCGTCCTTTATATTGATGACTATACCGCCTTCGTTCTCAATTAAACTTTTAACGCAGAGTTGAATGATGCCGGACTTTCCACATCCGGGTTCTCCCCATAGTAGAATTCCTCTTTTGTGAACAAAGTTGTACTTCTTGTACTGGTCTCTCTTATTCCAGAAAGTTTGGATGTCGTCTAGAATGGACTGTATCTCAGGAGACGGCAGATGATAGAGCTCGTCTATATTCATAGCCTGCTTCTTGAAGGTGGCCTGTCCCATGGATTGATTCCATATTATCTCATAGAGCCCAGCCGGAAGTTTTTTGACTGTAGATAGAGCAGGTGCAAATTCGTCATTTGTCAAAATAGACCACTGGCAATGCGAGAAAGAGCTTGTCCCCTCTTTATCAACAGTGCGCTCATCTGGAGTTAACATAATATCATGCTCCTCTAATAGTTCTTTAATTCTTCTATTTTTCATCTTAGTAAATTTTTCCGTTTGTGTTAATACCAATAAATTCGTCTAGCTTTTTAAGATTCGGTTTCATAGAACCTGGATACTCCGAGTATTTAAAATCTCTACCCTCTGAGTCAATCAGCCTCATGTCACCGTGAATAAAATCTTGCATCTCAGATTCGCTAAGATGTGCTATCACCTCCTTAAATTGGTCTACTATCCTATAAGTAACAATTTTTTCTGTTACCAATATTGGACCTTCCGAATTCAAAAGCTCCATTCTTTCTTTCCTCATATTTTTAGATTAATTGTTTTATACCTCCTGCGTTATTATCTTTGTATGCTCAAAGTGTCTTATTGTTTCCTGTGAGCTTTAATAACAGCCATTGCTCCTATTATGTAGACAACTGACTTTAACGATGACTTTTTTATAAAGATCTAAAAGTTAAAAAAGTATCCCTTTTTCTCCATATTTTTTCTGATTGCATTTCTTGCTCTTAAAAGCTGGGTCTTTGAAGTGTTCGTGCTTATTCCAAGCATCTCGGATATTTCTTTATGCTTATACCCGTCCAAGAAATAAAGTTTTAAAACTTGCCCATAACCCTTTGGCAGATCCCCTATAAATTGGACTATCTCTTCCTGTGTACATCCGAAATCTATTTCAGCAAATGAGTCGTCTTGGATATCAAATCTGCTCTCAATGTTTTCATGTATGCCAATCTTTCTTCTTTTGGTGTATTCAGTAATGGAAAGATTAACTGCTATCCTTCTGACCCAGCCTTGAAAGGAACCATCACCTCTATACTCACCGATTTTTGTAAATACTTTTATAAAGCACTCCTGCGCAATATCCTCAGCTTCCTGTTGATCACCCGCATATTTTCTACATACCGAATGAATTGTATCCTTTAGGATTTTATAGAGTCTTTCCTCCGAATTCCTGCATTTTTTTTTGCACTTTTCTATCAGCTCCAGGCATTCCTCTTGTGAGATGTTCATTATCTTTTACTTTTTAACTCTTGTTACGTATTTTTCTTTGATTGCTTCTGAAATTGGTATAGCTGAGCCCTCACCGTCTATTCTAACGAAAGTTGCTCTAGCTCTTAGGCAGACAATCTCCGCATCATTCCGGAGATTATATTTTCTCATCTCAACTAAAACGGTGATTGAGGTATTACCTATTGATTCAATCCCGCAGTAAGTTTTTATGACATTCCCAACCTTCATCGGTTTTAAGAAATCGCTTGCTAGTGATCTTGTAACCATAAATGGGGTGTCACATATCTCGGAAGCAAAGAAAGCTGCTATTTCATCCACGTGTGATAGAAGTATTCCACCGAAAGCATTATTATGAACGCCGAGGTCCTTCGTCATGCATATCCAGGTGGATCTCATTACCATACCTCCATCACGGAGCATTTTGATATTAAGATCTGTGATCTCGTCCTTTATTTGATCTTTTTTTGATTTTGAAATTTTATAAACCGGTTCTTTTTCCATGTTTCTATTTTTATTAGTAAGGCCCCAGTATACAGGCTATGACGAAAATGCTAACCGGACCATCAAAAGAAGCAATACAGCAGGAGCTATCAGAAAGGTAAACTTTGTTGTCCTTAACCGTATAAATGCATTGGCTCGATACGTGGGTATCCCCTAGGTAAATCCTATTTCCGTATATTGTATAGATAAGATGTGATCTACCGTTTATAACCAGATAAACTTTATTTTCATTGATCCTATAAATAAGGTCAGATGAATAAGTTGAATTCCCTAGATATATTTGCGAACTCGTAAATGTGTACTTACAATTGGATGGGTAAGCTCCCGGACCGATGTAAATCTTATCAGCAGACACTTTCCCTATACAATCAGAAGAATAGGTGGAGTTGCCCTTGTATAAGCAAGTCTGAGAAAAAGATAACTCAGACAGGAGAAGGAGGAATAAAGTTAAAATTACAATTCTCATTTCCAAAAAAGCTGTATCATTAGAATTAAAAAAGCTAGTCCCAAACATATAAGGGTTTTAGTTTTCAGTGGCTCGTCAAAGAGAGCTATCGACATGAAAGTGTAGACGGTAACACCTATAACAAATCCTATTAGTCGGCTTGGCCAAAGTTCCCCACCGAAAGCCAATGTTAGGTGCTTCACCGATGACATATAAAAGAAAGATACTGGTATCCCGCCTAACAACAGGATCCATATATTATCTCTCATCCATTGGTATTTAAATGGACCTTGAAATTGATAGAAAGTACAGATCTGAGCTATTATACCCCAAAGAATCCCTTGAATCCAGTTATTCATTTTTCAATATTAAATCAAAAGAATTAAATAACATATTCTTTCTTTTCTCGTGTGAATTGTAACCATCCCAATTTCCCGATGCCCTATAGTGGAGGAATCCCGGGTGATATATTTCGGAAAAGAATAACTCCTCGCCGTTTCTATTTATATTTCTGGGATCTTTTTTTGAGAATTCCAAAATAGGATCAGGTATTTGATAGTCCAGATCCCGTAAAAAATCTACTATATGCGGCGGCACACCCTGATCATTTACACTTACAATTCTTTCGGTGTTCCATGTCATAGACCAAAGATGGAGTATTTTTCTATATGTTGGATTTTTCTGTAGATAGTAGCTCATCATACCTCCAACGTCACATTTAGGTATTGGACTCCATTGGAAAAATTCTTTGTCTATTTCTCCAATCTTAAATATAAATATACCATTCCAAACATATTCAATTTCATCTCTTTGCTGTGAGACTCCAGCTAAGCTGTAATTACTCAAAAAAGAAATCAAATCAACTGGGGCTATTGGGAACATGTCCCCGTCTATACTCAGAACTATATCATCATCACTAAGATTCTCAAAGCACCAATTAACCGAAAACTGAACGGAATTTGCGCACCACCCACAGGGGTCGTTATTTATAAATCTGGGGTCTTTATGTACAAGAGATGGGTTATCGTGCACGTTTATTGGAACAGATATTCTTCTAATTGATAAATCTTTACATATTTTCTCCACGCTATCCGATCCGTAATTCCCGGAGCTGTCTGTGTTTTTATTGAAGCTATTTCGGGTGTTGTCACTGTCATCGAAAACGATAAATTCAAATTCATCACTTATGAATTTATCTAATAACATCTTTTGGTAATATATGAACCTCGGATCACCCAAATGTGTGCTAATTATTCTAACCATAATTTTCGATTTAATTTTTACTCATTGTTTAATTTTTTAATCCCACCAAGCTCTTAAATCACTTCCGTCGTACTTCACATCCCAATCTTCACCAGAAGCTCTCATTGCATCATAGTCAGGACCTTTGATAATTGCGCATAACTCTTCCCAGTATTCCTTTTGTATCTCGTGGGATCTCTTAAGGAGTCTCTCGTTCCTTTCTTTTTGATCCGGGGTTTCGTTATCCTTAAGTTGATATAACTTTTCGTTCTTCTCACCTAATGGATTATCGTAAGTCCTGCCTTCAATCTCTTCAAACTCAAAGTCCCGATAAACGTACTCAAACCCAAGTTCTTTCTCAGCTTCCTCAATAAACGAGTCATTCACACACACATCAATCAAATAAGATAGCCGTCTCATCTTTGCAACTTTCTTCATACGACTTTCTTCAACCTCATGCCCGTTTTTTTCAATCCTCCAGGCCATATCATCAACCGCAGTTTTCACCCAAGGCAAGATGGATCCATCGCCATTGTACCAAGTGTGATTCCATAAGTTCTTACGGAACAACCAAAAATTACGGAAAAATCTTGGTATGTCATATCTGAAAAAGTCCCAAGTCTTCCAATACCATCTTTGACGGTTTATTAATTTTTCCATACTTTCAAAGAAGGTGTCTCCGAATTTTGTCTCCATGTAGTATCATATTCGGATTCCACTATTTTATTCCACAAAAAAAACCGGATTACTCCGGTTTTTTTATATCTGTATTATTGGGTGACTCTAAGATCAATCTCTTGACAGAGGTGACGTAGTTGTCATAGGCATAAAGATTACCCCAGGGGGTAAAATTATTCTTCGTCTTCTTCGCCTTCCCCTTCGTCTTCTTTTTCATCCTCTTCTTCCTCTTTTTCGTCGTCCATCATCTCCAATTCTGTTTTCTCGTCTTCAGCAGGCTCCGTTATAAATTCGGTAGAAATAACTTCAGCACCCATCGGTTCTTCTGCTGTCTCTTCCATTTCTCCTCTTAGCCAGTTTGTAACCTCTGCGAGGTCATCTGTTGAAGTTGAAAGATGGTCGATAGCCCAATCGTGACCAGCTGACAGTAGGGCATCTACTTTATTTTTATCCATAGCCATTATCTCCTCTAGATAATGTTTAACTGTTGATAGATTCTGAAAAAACATATAATGCTTTAATTCGGTATCGTGTGTGTGACCTTCTAATGCAGCATTGTTTTTTTCTCCTGATAGTGATGGATTCTTTTTGGAGAAATCCTCAAATGTCAAAACTTTTCCCATTTTTAAATTTTTATTTAACTATATATCTTTCCTTTTATCTAAATCCTGTTGCTATAAGATACAATCTCGCCATTCTCCACCTCCAGTACCCATGGCATATTAGATGGATAGTAACTCTCGTCCAGAGAGCAACAATTAAAATAATGAGTACCGTTATCCAAAACATGACCATAAGATTCGTGTATATGGCCAAAAAAGTGAGCTTTTATATTTCTTTCAGAGATCCTACCTGATAAATTGCTGCACCCAACACCGATGTCTGATCCATATTTTACAGCATCTAGTATCCCAAAGGGTGGTCCGTGAGTTATAAGGATATCCGTATTTTCTGGCATCTTTTCCCAAATAGCGTCTATCATAGGACCTCTATCATAGTTAAACCCCCAGCCATACCCAAAAGTAGGGGTAGCAGCAGATCCCCAGAAATTCAATCCTTCTATGTTAACCCCGGAATTGTCCAGGTAGTGGACGTTTTTGTTTTTCCTTATCCTAGCAAAGAAATCTGAATGTATCCAGTGAGAATCGTCATCCTCCCCGAAGAAGCTCTGTCTCGTGCCCCTAATATAAGGGTCTAGTGTAACGTCATGATTTCCAGCTATAAATACCTTGTGCTTGTGTGGCAGATCAAGAAACCAGTCAAGGAAATCGCTTATCTCTTCCTTTCTACCTTTATAAGTAAAATCACCAGCATGGATCAATATGTCTCCATTAGGTATGGATAGCTCTCTTTCCTTGGTGTGTGTATCTGATATAGCTACTATTCTCATGCCTATATAATTAGTGCAAAACTAATTTAAGTTTCCTTTTTAAATCCGAAAAACTGAGATGATAATATCTTTCCAGGTAATTTTTTGGCAATTCAAACTGGGATGGACTAGATGAATTCACGAATGTCCTAGACACATAGGTCTCACCGTTTGAAAGAGATCTTGCTATCTTTATACAATCGGTTGGCACGGAAACCCCACCCATCATGCTATAACCAGGTCTAAATTCGTTTATACAGATAACAAGAAGAGAATCCTTCTGAGATATCCTTCTAATCTCCTCCTCGGTTACCTTCCACATGCCTCTATTAAGCTCAGGTCTCTGCGGAACGCAATTATAATATCTGAAAGTTAATTCATCAAGCTCACAGTTGAAGGCAAAGTCCTCAGCATTTGCAAGATGCCCTTTATCGTATCCGCTTTTAAGATACTCCTTTGTTGTAGCAGCAGGTATTTTAAGATCGTTCTTAAATGAGAAACCGTCCCTCTTACAGGGACCTCCACCTTTATAGAGTTTATAAGTTACCATAACTGGATTCCTATACTTATTAGAAAAATAAGAAGCGTATCCATTATTATAGACTACAGTATCCCATTGCAATACCTGAGCTGCAGATAAAAAAGGTATGAAAAATAAAAAGATAAATAGTGTGTATTTTTTCATAATATAGTATTTATCAAAAATTTTTAAAAATGAAGTTTGAACCTTTCCACCAACACCTATTAGTAAAAGGAAAAATTAACAATCCAACAAAGAGCACAGAAGTATTAGACCAGTGGCTTATAGATCTTGTACATAAAGTAGACATGGAAGTTCTAGCAGGACCAAATTCTGTTTACTGCGATCACCCAGGAAACGAAGGAATAACAGGTACGATAGTTCTTTCAACCTCACATGCCTCTATCCACATATGGGACTCTGTAACTCCTGGTGATTTTCAATTCGACATCTATTCCTGCAAGCCATTTCTTTCTGAAACAGTACTGGAACATCTGGACCATTTTGGATTAGTAGAATATAATCTTCTGATGATAGACAGAAATGGCGATATGAAAATAGTGGAAGAAGCTAAAAGTTCTAAAGCTTAATAGCTTCAGTCCCAGTATCCCCAGTCCCTCATAAAAAATTCCTTGTTATTGCGATTGAGGAAACTTCTTATGGCCATCTTAATCATCCATATTGGTTTTTTCTTGGAGAATCTTCTACTGGAAGTGTAAACGATGGCCCAAAATGGGATTGAGAATTTTTTAGGGTCTACCTCTTTGCTTAGGTAGTAATCCTCAGCGTATACTATTTCCTCGTCAAACATACCTAAATTAGAGAAAGATTCGGATCTGAATAGCATGAATCCTCCGATGGCAAAGGGAGATGACCAGCCTGTTATCATATGTGACAGATCCTTTAATCTATACAGCCAATTAAATTTACCGTCGAAACTTCTGACTCTACAGCTAGTCAGATCTAGTTCTTTATCCTCCATTTTCTGGATGAGATCGTGCAGTAAGAATCCATTCTTTATCCTCATGTCAGCATCTATAAAAACGACATATTCGGAGTCACTAACTAGGGAGAATCCTTTATTTCTACCCTCTGCGGGTAGTCCACCCTGTACTATTTTACAATTTATTCCCTGAAAACTATCTCTTTTGAAATGTAGATCTATTATAGATCTGGTGTTATCGGTGGAACAATCTGCTACTATAATATCATTTATTCTAACCCATCTCTGATTACAAAGATCATCAAGCAGGATAGTTATATCCTCACCCTCATTTTTGCATGGTATTACAACGGACAGACTAAACATTCTCAAAGGTTCTTATTTCAAATATACCAGATTTTTCAATTATATAAGAATTATTTTCTATCCAATCCCCACAGTTTAAATATCTAATTCCGTCTATCATTTTATCCTGTGGAGTGTGTATATGACCACATATAACGCCAGTGCATCCTTTTTTAATAGCAGCGTCGGTTAGCGTCTCTTCAAAGTGACCAATATACTTAGCTGCTTTTTTAACGGAGTCTTTTACGAATTTAGAAAATGAAGATGGCTGCATTCCTAAAAAGAGACGGATCCTATTATTTACCTTGTTTATATTTATAACTAATTCATATCCCCAAGCACCAAGGACAGATATGAATTTACCATACTTAACTATCGGATCATACAAATCACCATGCGTTATGAAAAATCCATTGTAGAAAGCCTCGTCTGTGACGTGGATATTACCAAAATTAAGCGGAACGTACTCTCTTAAGAAATCGTCATGGTTACCAGTTATGTAATTGACCTCTACCCCTTTTTTGGATAGCGATAGTATCTTTTTGAGAACCTTAGTGTGATTTTCAGGCCAGTGGTGTCTTTTTTTTAAAAGCCATCCGTCAATGAAATCTCCAACTATAAAAAGCTTTTTAAATTTGTACTTCTTAAGTACTTTTCTTAAGTATTCGGCATTAGATCCTTTACTGCCTAGATGAACATCAGAAATAAAAAGAGAATCAATTTTTTCCACAACTTATATAATAGGTTTCTTACTATTATATTGTTAGGGCTTTATTAAATTATCCAGTCTAAATCGTTGGCCTACCAATAAGACTCCTTGGTGTCATCCTCGCTGTAGCCATCCTCGTCCCAATCACTTTCCCCGTAATTTCTAAGGTCATTTTCTACCTCGGAGGATTCCCACGAGTCTTTATTTCGGAACCATAGTAAATTGAAATCATCCATATCGGATCCCCACTCTATTCTCGAATCTACTGTGCATCCTCCAGGAAGAAATTTTTCGAGAAGGCTGCATATCTCCTCTACCTGATCTGAGTAATTAACCGGGAATTCTTCATCCTCTATGTTGATGGATATGTAATTCTGAAAATTGAGTGATATGTTGTTTAGTATGGGCTCTAATAAATCGCTAGACTTAGAATCCGCTTCGAGCAGATTTATTGTGCTCTCCAGATCTTCCGGATTGCTTTTTTTGTTTGACGTAACATCAACTGTGAAATAATAAGAATTCTTCATGATCAGTATATACCTATTTATTTCCCACAAAAAAGTGCTTATAGATAAGCACTTTTCATGGATTGTTTTGTATTACTTCGCTTCTGATTCCGCAGACTCTTCTTGTAACATTTTATCTCTATCTGCCTTTGTCTCCTCACTCATCTCCCTTACTACGATAGAGAAAGTTTTTCCTGTATTAGGACACTTGAAGGTTGCAGCTGTTCCAGCTATAGCAGGAACGTTTAGAACGAAATCGCCAACGTCACCTTCCTCCCTGCTCCATGCAAAGATTACTGGCTCCCCGTCGTCAAATTGGAAGCACCATTCAGCTTGACCTAATCTAGCTTGTTGTTCTGCGTTCATGCTTACTTGTTCCATTTCGTTCACTTGTGTTTCGATGTTATTCTCCATTTTTATTGTTTTTTATTTTACTATATTTGTTGTATATAGTTTCCCTGTTGAATCATTTATTACAATCACATAGGTTCCTTGATCTAGCTCAGACGAGTCTATCCTTACTAAACTTGAGGTATATTTGTTTTGATAAACACATCTACCGTCGATTGACATAACCTTAATGTTTCCACTATTAGATGGGGTTGTAACATTAATCACACCTGATACAGGGTTTGGCCAAACCTTAATGTTATTAGTTAATTCAGATACATCAGTCGTACATTGTAATTTATAAATCCATGCACCTACTATATCATTTGGAATTGTATCTGGTATAGAGTTCCACATAGTGTTACATATAATACCATCACCGTCTGTATCATACATAGGGTCTATAAAACAAGAACACTCCCCTAGATAATTTACACAGAAATCCAAAGAATCCCCATTATAAGGCAGATTAAACAGGAACTGGGTACTTATCCATTGAGTAGCCGCATCGTCACTATAGACTATGGCAATAGCTATGGGTGTCATATCCGATTCTAATGTAACGTTAGGGACACCACACTCATATGTTGGATTACTAGGTGCTGGCTGTCTAACTGACACTTTAGCATTGAAACCTAATGAATCGGGAAACTGTAAAAGTAAATATGAAGGTGAATTTGGAGTTACAATGATGGTATCAACTTGTGAGAACCCGACCAATGTTGATAAGCTCAATAGAGCAAAAAGAAATAATTTAATTTTTTTCATAGTTTGTTTTTTATTGTTTATTTTTTAGATCGTTTCTTTCTTTTGTTTCCCTTTTTTTAGGGAATCCTCTATCTCACAAAAAAAATCAACTACGAATTTGCACTTTTCAAATTCCTCAGTTGATTCATAATATTCTAATAATGTATTCTTTATCGAGTTTCTTTTTCTTATTACTCCCTGTGAATATGTTTTAAAAAATTCCGAGGATCCATATTTTTTCATTGTATGGATAGTATTCTCGAATATTTGTCTATTTAATTTTTCCACCCTCGTTAGTTTTACTGGAATCCATTATAAATTTTAGGATCATGCATTTTTCATATTCCTCGAAGTATTCTAAGGATTTAATACATTCCTTTATCGCTTCGGCGGAAAAGTTTTTGCCTTTGCTCCTACTTATATCGGTGAAGAGAGCTAGGGTATTTGTGTACTTTTTCCTATTCTCATCGGTTACCATGATTTATAACCTTTTGTTTTCTTATATTCCTCTATGACACCTTTTATTTCGATGCATTTTTCATAGTCCTCATTATTTTCAGAATAATGAAGGTAGTTTTCCAAAAGAGCATCGAATTGATTTTCGCTTAGTGTTATAGCTGTTATCTCACTGCCATCGGAAGTCTCAGATTCTACCTGGAATATTGTTGCGGTAGATTCGCAATTATCTATAGCTTTCTTGACTGAGGAATAAAGGATCTCCCAGAACGTGTCTCTGTCAGTCTTCGTTAATTGAAGAAGGTAGTCGAGAGAGTAGCTTTCTTCTTCCTGCATGTCTGATATTTTTTTTAAACACTCGTGTTAAAAATAACTTTTACCGCTATTGCTATTAACGCACCGAATATAATCCACATGGCTTTGTTTATTCCGCTCTGCCACTTTTTAAGATCCTGAACATCGACATTTATTTTCATATAGTCCTCGAACCTATCCTCTTCCTGCATCCTGAATTTAGTGTTTTCGTTGACCCTTACTATAACGCCGTCATATGGATCCAGAAGTTTCTTCTTAAGTTCGGAAAGATCCTCCTTCATTGACTTCTGTGAATCCCTCATCTCGTCTATGCTTTTTTCTAACACTTTTAGTTCCCCATTGGGCATTTTATTACCCATCTTTTGTAACTCTTCGAGTACCTGCCTTATAAGCACGGATTCGTTTTTGTTCTCTGGCATCATCTTAATAGTAATTTTAGATCTAAATGATCCTACTATATATTAAGAAAGAGCTGAAAAAATGGATGTTATCGAAGAGTATTCAGGGGGTCCATAAAAACAGAGATTCCTGGAAATGCTGATAATATCTCAAAACATTCCTCGCTGCTTTCTAGAACGAACTCAGCATAAAAGACATCCCCAGGATTTCCCATCCTTTCCTTAAGAATATTACATCTGAAATAATCAACGACAGAACAAGCCTCTATATGAGTTTTGGGATTGTTTGTTTGTATGGTGAACTTAATCAATTTGAAATTTTTTTTAAGATAATCCGAAAGCTGCAGTTACCAGGTCGGAGTGAACTCTATAGTATTTATTAGACTCTGTCTCTCTGACGAGCATATTCATCGCATCTATAGCTCCTTCCAGTGTGTAGGTCTTATCCTCCCAGATAAAATCCTTTCCTAAATCAGAGAGCTCCAGCTTTGATCTCCTCATCCACTTGCTTTGATTTCTATTAAATAGCTTTCTATAAGATACCATTAGACTCTCGCTTGGCTCTATGACCTGCTTGAATTCCGTTTTGTGTTTCTCCATCATAACTTTATATTATTACTTATTGACTAAAATATTGACTATACCAATTAGATGATTAATGAATCCATCATAATCTAGACTGTTTTAAAATACCCTTCTCCTTATTGAAACAGTGTAAAGAAGTAATGTGCATAGTGTACCATCCCGGCTTCACGTCTTTCCATGCTTCATAATCTTTTTCTTTGAGTCTATCTAAAAGCCAATATAATTTCATACAGGCTAAATAGATATCGTCTCGAAAATGTCTGATGTAATCACATGATCTAATATAATAAACTATGTGCATATGGTCGCCTCTTCTAATGAAGTGATATCCTATAGTACATGGTACTCTTTCTCCGTGAGCAGATCCTGTATCCTCGGGAAACCAAATAGGAAGAAATGCTTGTCTTGTAAAAGGTTCTCTCTCCATCAGATCCACTACATCGTTGAAATCCCCGTAATCGTATCTTATTCCACCCATTATTTCGTTAGAGCTATCTGATGTAAATTTTGGCCAAATTCTCTCTGGGTAGCTGTGGCTAAATTTTTCATTTCCCCCGAATTGTTCATTTGACTTCTGGGCAAATGGCCATCTAACGTGGGAGGGTGGCGGATTTAGGGGTAGCCCGCTAACTCTTTCTTCAAAATGCTCTTTCGCCCATGGTAGATTTGGTCTCACTTCTTCTATAAGTACATCTTCCGTTTCTGGAATCACAAACCTCAAAGAATGTCCTAGTAATTCAAACATATCATCTGGAGAAGGTATACCCTGCCATCTTTCGGTCTTTACGACATATCCATGGTTAATGAGACACTCTTTAGTGTCCTTTATTGCTGCTGAAGGGTATTGAAAGGCTCTCATCTTGAGTATTATACTAAAAAAGAACGAAAAGTTCTTGTTAAATTAGATTTTGTATCAATAGTTTAGCAGTGCTTGGGTTTGTTGCTAGTGGTATCTCGTGCACATCACAAAGTCTCATTAGCATCTGGACATCCTGCTCGTGCGGGTGCATACCCAAGGGATCTCTAAAGAATATCACAAGGTCCAGTTCTCCCAAGGAAACCATCTGTGCTATCTGGGCATCGCCGCCAAGTGGACCGGATAGTAGTTTCTTTACTCTTACCCCCGCTTCTTCCACGTGCTTACCAGTAGTTCCGGTTGCATACAGCAGCAGGTCTTCTCTGCCAAAGAAGTTCAAATGATGCATAATAAATGAAACCATCTGAGCTTTTTTACCGTCGTGGGCTACGATTGCTATTTTCTTAAAACTATTTGCTGTCTTCTTCATCTGTTTCTAAAAATTTTGTTAGGTCCTGTAAGAACTTAAATTCATTCTTTCTAACCTCCGCCTCTACAGATTTCATCTCTTTTTCTATTCTTTCCCTGCCTAGCATCATAAGCTGGTCGCCTATCTTAGGGGCTATTTTAGTGGACAGAAATAATTTGTGATTAGCAATCCTGATCTCGTATTCGTTAAATATTATTGTATACTTGTGATCCGGAGTTTGCATATAGACCGAATGGGAGAGTGGGGAATAGAAGATCCTTATATCCTTTCTCTTGACCATTATCTTAACGGCCTTGATCATGATCCTGTCCTCATCAGTTGTTTCTAACTGATATCCTATTGCGGATCTCTTGAGGTTTCTCCAGTATTTTAACCATTTGAAAAATAATCTTTTTCTTCCAATTGAGTTCATAAGTATTGATTTTATACAAAAATAAGAAAAGATTCCGTAGTAAAAAAGAACTTTAGAGATAAATAAAGAAAAAATTAATATTATGTTACTTAAACTAGGTTCTAAAGGTCCTGAGGTTGTTAAACTTCAGACCGCATTGGGAATTACCGCGGATGGTAATTTCGGTCCAGGCACTGAGAAAGTCCTTAAAGAATGGCAAGCTAAAATGGGATTGGCTGCTGACGGTATAGCAGGAGCTGCTACATTTCAAAAATTAGGGATAGCCCCTATTGAAAATGCTGTAGCGGAATCTGCTCCTGTGGTGGGAGTTCCTGCAAGCGATTTTAAATTGGCAGCTTTAAAAGGTCATGTTCCTGACGCTGTAATTGCTCAAATTCCAGACACGGCTAAGAAATTTGGAATTACAAACACACTTAGATTGGCCCACATATTAGGTCAATGTGCACACGAATCGGGAAACTTCAAGATTTTACAAGAAAATTTGAACTACTCAGCTGATGGCCTTAAGAAAATATTCGGAAAATATTTCCCGGGTAATCTTAGTGAATCCTACGCCAAACAGCCCGAAAAAATTGCGAATAGAGTTTATTCCTCAAGAATGGGTAATGGTGACGAGGCTTCAGGAGACGGCTATCGCTATAAGGGGAGGGGGGCGATCCAGCTGACTGGCAAAAGCAATTACGAAGCTTTCGATAAATTAGTTGAAGACGATGTCGTGGCAAACCCGGATCTAGTTGCAACTAAATATTCTCTCATGTCAGCAGCATGGTTTTTTTCAAAGAACAATCTTTGGGCTTTGTGCGACAAGGGGGTAGATGCAGCATCGATTACTTCCGTTACCAAAAGAGTAAATGGTGGCACACATGGACTACCTGATAGAATTGAAAAAACATCTAAGTTTTATAACTTGCTCAAGTAATTCAGAATTATAAATTAAACATAAATAAAAGCCTAGAATTAAAACTCTAGGCTTTTATTTTGAATTTTCTTCCCTTGCAAAGTACATTTTTACGGATTGCTTGGCTCGTCGCGGAGGGCGTAACACCAGCTGCTAGAGCTGCATCCGAAATACATTCCCATTCATTAATAATATTCCCATATTGATCGACTTCAATAACTGGCTGGAGCTGATACTTAGCTATTCCTCTTCTTATTCGATCAACTTTTTCGCCTTGGTATTCGTAGTACCAGATATATCCACCTCCGGTTTGATTCTCACCTCTTAAACATTTGCCGATGACCTTATCAGACGAAAATCCCATTGCACTTGTAGCACTTTTTATAGATTTATATTTTTCAACAAAAACACCAGTCGATGCTTCGTATTGATAAACCTCCTTTTTGTTGAACCCATCATGAGTTTTACCCTTCCATGGATTATTAGTTAACATTCTTTCTCTCGCTCTTTGTGAAATTATCTCCATTGACCCATTTTTTCTTTTCGTTTCTAAAATTTTTAATATCGAATCCTTTGACATTTTAAACGTCTTCTCTCCTCCGGTTGTTTTATTAACTAGTGGGCCTGTTCCAAGATCCTTCCTTCCATATTTTAAAATCAGATCGATTTCTTTGTTGCAAACCTCTTCCCTTGATTCGGATTCGAAAACTATTTTGTAATCAAATCCATATTTTTTGGCAGTGGCGTGCCAATGTGGGTTTCTTTTCGCGAGGGAGTATGCTCTTTGATATTTGTCCTCATCTATTTTTCCTATCCCAACATAAAAGATCTGATCAGTGTCTTTTTTGTAGTGTTCATAAGCGTAATACATACTGTATATATCCTCTCCCGCTAAACAGAAAAATACTATTTTTACACACATCTCAGATAATTTTTCATTAATTGATCGGATATATAAATCATGAAAAATAGAAAAATTAAACTTTTTGAAGATTTCTCTATAGAACTTTTAGTGAATAAAGTTTATGAGGAAATGATCCAGGGTTTTTTATACGAATCCGATTTAAGCTCCGCTGATTCAGAGGAGGATTTGCAAGTGGAATTAACTTCAGGAGAAAAAGCAGCTTTTGCTAGGGATTTCCAAATTCTTACGCCTGAGCAATTGGCTGCAATATACCTGAGAGCTTTGGGTAAGGCGGAAGGAGAAACTACTAAATACATCGTTATGATACCAGGCATAGACCAATTTGGTATGAACGATAGAGCATCAGGAGCTTTCAAAATCACTCTGCCAGCTTTCTCTGATGCTATAGGATTAGATTCTTTTACGACAGCTATAAGAACGACTAAAAAATTCGTAAATCTTCTAAATGGAATAACTGACGATTCGAGCGAAGCTATTTACCCTAAGCTAATAAAAGCTTTCAATAGATTCCAAGGTAAAAGTCCATCAGAACTAGCCGGTATAGCAGCGAATGCAATACAGGATCCTTCTTTCACTCAGAATAGAGACAAGGCTATGGATGTATTGGACAGAGCGGCCGAGCAAAGGAAATCTAAAAAAGAATCGGAACTTAAAACTGGTATGAAGGTGTTCACTTTAATAAATTCTTTAAGATCTGCATCACCTATATTTTCAGATATTAAAAAAGCACAAAAAACTGCAATTTCTAAAATAGCATCTGAGATCAATCAGGATCAAGAAATGATCAAAAACGCATATATGGAATATCTAAAAAGTAAGGGAATCCTTAGTGATATGATGTACTCCAAAGGAGAATAAAAAAATCCACCCAACTCAGATAAAAAGGATCCTTACGGGTCCTTTTTTATTAGGGGACCCGTATTTTAAAAGATTCGAATATATAATCCAATGAATAAAAAAACAAAAGTATATTTATTTCTCAGCTCATTAATCATGTCTGTTTTTTTTATTATTAAAACAGCAGTTTTATTCGAGATTACAGAGTCAACAAGATTAACAAGAGGGATAGAATACTCCTGCTTTCTTCTTTTCGTACCCCTCTTTTACTTAATAATCAGAGAGGTAAGGGAAAGCCAAACTAAAAGACTTGACGAGACAGATAAATTTATTAATAAGGCGGCAATCGTATCGATTACAGATAGGAAAGGTAAAATAACTTATGTTAATGATAAGTTTGAACAAGTATCAGGTTGGAAGCTTGAAGAAGTAATCGGGAAGGACCACTCAATAGTTAATTCTGGAACACAAGCTGATGGATATTGGGGTAAGATGTATGAGACGGTTATGAAGGGTGAGATATGGAATGACGTGGTAACTAATAAAGCCAAAGATGGCAGTTTATATTACGTTGACACATACATCAGGGCAAGATTTGGAACTGATGGGAGATTAGATGGTTTTTCATCTATCAGGCAAGACATCACGGAGCTTAAGAAAAAAGAAGCAGAAATTCGTAATAGAATGAATGCTATCAACAAATCCAATGCTGTTATTGAGTTTGATTTAGACGGAAACATTATTTTTGCTAACAATTTGTTTTTAGAAACTATGGGATATTTCTCACAGGATGAGGTAGTTGGAAAGCATCATAGAATTTTTATAGATGCTGAATATGAAAAAAGTGAAGACTATTCCCTCTTTTGGGAAAAATTAAGGGCGGGAATGTTATTTTCTGGTGAGATCTCTAGAGTTAAAAAAGATGGGTCTTTAGTTTATTTACAAGCCACTTACAATCCTATTATTGGCACTGACGGCAAGATTTATCGTGTTATGAAAATTGCTACAGACGTCACCCAATCTTACGAACAAAAAAAGGAGATTGAAAAGAAAAACACCTATTTAGAACACGCCGCTAAAATACTAAGACATGATATGCATTCCGGGATTAACACTTATATGCCAAGAGGTGTTAACTCATTGGAAAGGAGATTGACACAAGAGGATATTACTAATCTTAAAATCGAAGCCCCACTTAAAATGATTAAGGAGGGTCTTAAACATTCTCAGAAAGTTTATAAAGGTGTTTACGAGTTCACCAATCTGGTTAAAAAGGATGTTGTTCTGAATAAAGCTGAATGCAGCATTAAGTACATACTGCATGATTATCTGTCATCTACAGCTTACATTAGTCAGGTTATACTAGACGACACTCTACCAATCATAGAAGTAAACGAGCCTCTGTTCTGTACTGCACTAGACAACCTGATCAGAAATGGTTTAAAATATAACGATTCGGATTCAAAATTCGTTAAGCTCTATTCAGACGAAAACACAATCTATATACAGGATAACGGTAGAGGAATTACCCAGGATGATTTCAATCATTTATCTAAGCCTTACACAAGAAAAGAGGGTCAGAAAGAATCAGGGACTGGTTTAGGATTAAATATTTGTGTGGCAATTTTGGAAGAACATAAGTTTCAAATTACGTGTGAGAAAAACGAAATAGGAACTAAAATGAAAATTAAATTCAAATGAAAACACTAATAACCTTAATCTTTTTAATGATTTCCGCTGTTACTACGGGACAGTTAAAATACCCAATTCAAACAATCTATAAGGGTGACTCTGTTGTTATTTTAACTATCAAGCAATCTTTAGATGTTAATAAGGTAATCGATACTCAAAGAAAAATTATAAGAGAACAGAATAAAAAAATACTGGCACAAAATAAAAAGATTGACAGTTTAACTAACGCGGTAACTAAACTTAACGGTACGGTTGATAGTATTCAATATGTTGCTGACACAACTTACAAATGGGCGGATGAAATTAATCTTATATTATTTGAGTTGGCGGCTGGACCAAGTTTGGTATACACAATCCCACCTTACAATTCCATCTACTTCATAAACCTAGACGATTACAACATGACCAGCATTGATTATGGAGAAACAATTCAATTGATTAGAATGACTCCAAAGGAATATGAATATTGGAATGAATTAAAAAAACAATATAATCAAGAATATTACCCCGCTGTTGACTATTTTAAAGGTATTCAATTTAAAGATTTTGAAAAAGAGCTTAGATTATATGAACAAAGGATTTGGAAAAATAAAAACTTATTAAAGAAATGAAAAAGATGATACTCTTACTTTCAGCTATCCTTGTGACATCAAGTTCATATTCGCAAGAAGTTAGTTATAAAGATACTATCGTTGATGCGATAGACACATCGTGGACAAATGATGATCTGGATACTTTACAAGTTTCTGCTATGAGTATACAAGAAATTATTACCACTTGGGTTTCTCCAGAACCAGAGCCAGAACCTGTTGATGTCACTAAACTTTCAGCGGGGGATTTAGCAAGTATCACTGAGGATGTTAAATTCATGGAAGATTTACCAAATTCATATAGTGATTTACCTAAAGAAAATTTGAAAAATATATTAGCTCAAATTGATAATAAACTTGCTAAACTTACTGCTGAGCGAGATTCACTATTGGCTCAAGCGGTTAGAAATGAAGAACTTATTAAATCCAAAGAAAATACAATCGGTTCATTAGGTAAAGAAAAGAATATTATTGGTTTAACTTTGGAGACTGGTGACTTAACAGATGAGAATGGAAACTTAATACACGAGAAAACTGATTTAGAAAAAGAAAGAGAAACCTTAAAGAAATATCTCTATAGCTCTTTAGGTGTTTTAGTTTTGTTCGGTTTAATGTTAGCTGTTGTTTTACAGAGAAAAAGAATAAATGTACAAGATGTTGAAATTGAACAACAGATTAATGATATTGCTAAGAAGAACAGCTATTTGGAGCATGCGGCAAGAATCATTCGGCATGACATGCACTCAGGTATCAACACATATATGCCAAGGGGTATTAGTTCATTAGAAAAAAGATTAACCGCTGAGGACATCCAAAGATTAAAGATCGAAGGGGCACTTAAGATGGTTAAAGAGGGATTGAGTCATACCCAGAGAGTTTATAAGAGTGTATATGAATTCACTAATCTTGTTAAACAAAATGTTGTATTAAATAAATCTGTGGTTAACGCTAAAGATTTGATTTGGAAATACGTATCACCAAATTCATATAGTTCACAGGTTGAGATAGCTAACTTGGGTGACCTGGAAGTAAATGAGACTTTATTCTGTAACGCGGTTGAGAACTTAATTAAGAATGGCTTGTCATATAACGATAGCGAATCTAAAAAGGTTAAAATATATAACGAGGAAGAATATTTAATAGTTGAGGACAACGGCAGAGGATTCTCACAAAAACAATTTGAAAAACATTTAACAAAATATTCAAAGAAGGCTGATGTCACTGGTGACGAGAAGGGTCTTGGATTGAACATATGTGTTGCAATATTAGAAGAACATGGTTTTAAATTGAGTTGTGAAAAAATTGAAAGTGGGACCAGGATGAAAATAAAAATAAAATAAAGAAAAAAATGATAGATTCAATTTTATTAGTCGACGATGAAAATCTTTTTCATCTAGTTTTTGAAGATAGCTGCTCACTGCTGGACATTACACTGTCATTGAAGAGTTTAAATAGCTCTGATGAAGCTGCCAAGCTATTTGCTGACTGGCAAAAAGATCCAAACGGAAGACCCGAGTGTGTGTTTGTGGATTTAAACATTATAGGTTCATCCTTTGATGGTATTGAGCTCATTCGTAAGGTTAACTTTGAATATGGTAACCACGTGGTAATTGGTATTATCTCTTCAAGTAACGAACCTGAAGAACAAGCTAAAGCTCTTCAGGCTGGTGCTCAGTTTTGGATTATTAAGTCTGATGATATCGAACCAAGACTCGAGGAATTTAAAAAGGACTACGACGGGTATAGAAATAGAACTGCTCCTTTCAAAGTTTATAAGTAATGATTGTTCTAGATAAAGATACAAAGAAGATATTGCTTGAAACTTTCAAGACCAAGAACATCGGTCTTGAAGGTAATATCACTAAATTGATAGACGCTCAAGACGACGAAGAGTTTAAAGAGTATCTTAAAACTTGTATTGAAAAGGATGGGTTAACTAGACGTAAACGTTTGGAGATAACTAAACAGGTACAAGTTCAGAACAAAGACTTAACTGAGCTAAATGAAGAAAATCAAAGAATGGTGGAGGAACTCCAGAATACTCTAACAAGTATGGAGGACCAAAAGAATCAAATTGAAAGCCAAAACTCAGAACTTCTTGAATGGAAAAAAGAAAATGAAAAGATAGGTGCTGAGCTTGTTGATGCGATGAAACAATCTGAACAAGCAAGGGTCATTGCAGAAAACGCTAAAAACGAAGCGGAAAACAATTTGGATTTAATACAAAAGAAAACTCAGTTTGAGTTAATAAATAATATTGTTAGGGTTGCTCTTTATGTAATCATAGGTGTTGGGTGTATTACGACTGGCATATACGTTTATTCCATGACAATAGGAATGGATACGGATATTATTGGTTCCACTTGGAGTAATATGTTTGGTATTCTATTAACAAATAGCTTCAGTATCGTTGGAACTATTCTAGGGGTTAAATATGGAGCAAGTCCTAACAAAGATAAATAAACAAAAAAATAAAAAAATGAGTAGATTAAAAAGAATGTTATTTGGGGAAACACCTTATGTTAAGGTGGAGGATAAAAATCGTTTCTATTTTATGCTTCAGCAGATGCAATCGAATAGATGGAAGATTACAGGGATTATCTTATTCTTGTTCTTTTTCATAATTTTCGGTATCAATATGGCAGTTATGTTTCAGATTGAAATTGCTGAGAACTGGAAAGAAATGTTGTTGATTTTATTCGGAGCCTTCGTGGGTAATTTGAATAAGGTTGTTGACTATTGGTTCAATTCTGAGGATAGAGACAAAATGTTAATTCAAAAGGTTGACGAGGAGGATGGAAATAGCTTATCGAATGTAAGTGAATATCCAACAGCTCCAAGACCTCCTCAGGGGCCAGTCGTTATCATTAGAAAAGAAGAAACAGTAGCTGAGCCAGTTTACACAGAAGCACCAGTTCCATACGAGGAACCTTTGCCTTACGAAGAACCAATCCCGGAGGTTGATGTTTTAGCGGATGATCAATCAGGGTCTGAAACAGACGAGGGCCACTACACAGAAGAGAAGGAATCTTAAGAGAAAGAATCTTAAATGAATAAAAGGGATCTTAGGGTCCCTTTTTTTATTGCCATTTAGATCGATATATAAAAAACTAGGCGGGGGGTATAACTCAGCCCCTGATTAAAAAAATTAACCATAAAAATGCGCAATGTAATTACTCTAGCGTTACTGTTCTTAAGTATAAACGCATCTTCACAGATCATAATAGCAGATGAAGATGAGATTCTAAGATCCAGAGTAGACTCTGCACTCAGCATAATAGAGACATCTGACCCATCAAGATATTCTTTCCTATTGGAAAACTGCGACAAGATAGATTTCTCGGACTATGCCACACCGATATCCTTATCTAATGGTGTTGTGATAATACCAGTAAAAATGATCAATGAATCCAGTGTGAATGAAATAGCAGGTATTATTGTAAACCAATCCATGCATTTGTTTTTCATAAACTATTTGATAGAAATGGATAAGCATCTAGAAGATATAACATGCTCAGCATACGAGATTGATTTTCTTCTGAAGATAAGGAATTAACATAAGACCACAAAAAAAGCCCCAAAGGACTTTTATGTAATTTCATCTTTAAGATTAGCTTAATAGCAAATTATCCTTACCACCTTTTTTCTTTCCCTTCTTAGGAGCTGCTTTCATTTTAGGAGCTGGCTTTTCACCATTTGATTTCTTGTCTTTTCTCTTATAGTAGCTCTTTTTCTTCTTAGGCTTTTCTTCTTTTACTTCAACAGCTTGTGTTACTGTTGTACCAGCCATCGTGTAGGTAATTGGTTCCTCAGTGGTAGCTGTAGATTGCCATTCGATGTGAGCAGGCTCAGTTTCAATATGGAAACCCTCGTTATCAGAAACGGGTGTCTCGTCTTCCGTATCGTGATTGATCTTTTTTTGATCACTGGATACAGCTGAGTAAATCTGGTAGCCCACTATGACTGCTATAGTCAAGGCTAAAATTGCAAATAAATAAATCATTTTGTTTTAAGTTTAGTATTCTATATACCTGTCTAAAAAAAGTTTCAAATAAAAAGGGAGCAATTTGCTCCCTTTAGTGGAGATGCCGGGGGTCGAACCCGGGTCCGTCTCAACAAGCGCAGAGGACTCATTCACAGGCTTAGTATCGGTTTATCAGAACTCCGTACAAACTGTTTTTGCTGTATTTTTTGATCTGACTTCAGCGTTAGTCAGTGAATCCATCAGATGTCTGATTTCTTCGGGTTTGCTGTGTACAGCTTCTGGGTACTTTCTGTTCCTAGGTCGTACCGACCCGTAGCTTAGGCTGCAAGAGCAAACTCAGCTGACTCTACGTAAGAGTTGTCATTTATAGTTTTGATAGGTATTTAAAGTGTTTCCATCTAACACTGCCTGCATCATCTCAAAGAACTTCCGTTGCACGTCAATGCCATTAACATCCCCGTTCATTATATATGAAAAAACCCAGACTTTTACATCTGGGTCTTGTGGAACGGGATTGTGGTTTTTACATTTGAAAGTGTATAGTTTTTTAATTTGCTGAAACAATCCCTTATTTCTATGCTTATCTGAAAAATAAAACGGAATCGGTTTTTTTGCCTTCGATCTTGCGATCTCTGGCGTGATAATCAATCGTTGTAATTTATTATTTTTTTTGCTGAAACGATTCCTTATTTATTTAGATATTATATCCTAGTTGTTATCAAAAGTTTCAGTACTAGGCAAAGAAATTTTTGAATATCTTGGTTTATTTAATGTCTCGTCCATAATTAAAACCGGAGTGATACCTGTTCCATTCAATAGGGAAGTTAAAATAGCTGGTGAGAATCCTGAGATTAAAGCAGTGCCAGCCTCATCGAATCTAACCGGTACGTTTCTATCTCTTGATTGCAGATTCCAGAAAACTATCTCTGGCATAGAGTAACCAGATTTTTCATACTTTTCACGAATCATACTGTGAGCTGTTAAAGAAGGATTTGTGATAGCCTCATTAAACTGCATATCCGAAAGTATCATAACCTGATGAGGCATTTCGCTAGCATCAAGATTTGCTGATTTAGCCTTATCTAGGATAAGATTAAAAACTGACTCTAGGTTAGTTGACATACCCCACTCAGCTGATTCCAACTGGTCGAACCTCTCTTTCAGATTTCCCTTTAGGTATTGAAGATGTGGTCTCTCAGAGAATGTGATAAAAGCGTCCTGGAAAGCACCAGTATTTTTTTCGGAGATGTAAAGCCCTAAAGAGATAGCAACATCCATACAGGTCAATGTGCTGCCATCAGATACCGAGCATCCCATAGAACCCGACACGTCAACAACCGGAAGAATCATCTTAGTGTTACCTTCTAGGTAATTAGGAAGAGCTTTCCATTGTTCTACTGCCAATTCTTCTACTCCTCTTCTTAGAGTCTTCACAACGTCATAAGGATAAACAGCAGATGCGTTCACTTTGACATTTTCTTCATAAAGAGATGGATTTGCCAGAGCTACAAGATATTCTCTATATCTGGTCATATCATTCTTCATGAATGCTCCTGTGTATCTAGCAGCAGCCACGGAAGGAACCTGTGAGTAGTTTACCTTTGTCCACTCCTTAGCACACATATGGGTTTCAATCACATTGCTGGTTTCAACTAGCAGTTTTCTGTACTCCTTTGGTGTCATTCTCCATCTCTTACGAAGCTGGTTGGCAATAGTGCCCTTTCTAGGCATCCACTTAGAAGCAAGTGCATTTCTATCTTCCTTGATAGATTTAAGAATGAGGCCGGATACCTCCTGAGATAACTTATCATTCTGCATCCCCAATAGAACCAAGTAATCGTCCCATCTGCCATACTCTGCAATGACATCAAGATTAGCCATTAAATACGGTAAGTGATATTTGGCAAGATGTGAAATGCAAATACGAAATACTCTTCTCTCGCCTGCTCCGCCTCTGACGTCTCTAGCCCAGAAAAGAATCTTTAGAGCTCTTAGTTGATCCTGTGCAAATGCTGCAGAAAAAGAAGCTATGATATCAGACTCTTCCGCTTTTCTATATGCACCCGCTTGGAAGAAGAAATCCAAGCATGAATTAAGAGAAGTTGAATTTGTGACCATACCATTTTCGGTTAGTCTGTCTTCAGTTCTTAAGGCAGAAATAAGGCTCATATAAATTTGGAATTTTTAGTTACCAAGATTATATGAGCCTCGAATTAAAAAAGTTTCGTGATTAGTTCAAGAAAGCTTTGATTTTTTCATCATATAGTGAGATTTCCTTAACTCCAGCTATTCTTTCCATCTCCTGCCCGTCCTTGAAAATGATAACCGTTGGTATAGATCTTATACCAAGTTCTTTTGTTAATTCGGGATTTTCGTCAACGTTCACTTTATGAATGCCAGCTTTACCTTCGTACTTCTCTTGCAATTCTGAAATGACCGGTGTTAAGGTCTTACAGGGCGAACACCACTCAGCCCAAAAATCTACCAGGTGAATTCCTTCACCTATTTTTTCTTTTAAATTTTCCATTGTTCTTGTTTATTAATATTGGAATCTCTGAACCTGGTCGATAGGATTCAGGTTAAGTTCTTTTTCCGGACTCATGATAACAGATATGCCGTCGGATAAGTCCATCTGATTCTGCATGAAATCCTTAACATCACTCTTTAGAGATTTGTTTATGTTTAGATCAGTCATACAGTCATCCACTACCGTATCCGCATTTTCCTCAAAGCTGCTATCGTCTTTAAAATCAAATTCTGATTCGTTATTAGCCATCCACTCCTTGATTCTCTTTTGTATGTCATCCGAAAGGCTTAGCTCCTGGAGGAAATCCTCAAATAATAATATATTGTTCATTTCTTGTTCTTTTTTGATTCTTTGAAAAGAATTCCAGCATGTGGTTCACCTTTAGATTCTCCAGGAGAATATTCATCTTTTGGCTCTTTGGTTGCTAAGAAAGCCTTATGT